ATTCCCAGCACCACTCGCCAGTTTAGATTGGTTTGGCAATGGTCTTTGAATAGTATCTAAAAATGATGTTGGTGGCATATAATCATTAGCGCTCCTTGTTGGTGCGACAGTGATTGTATCAGTGTATGGATTCTGAATTTGCGGCATCTGAATCTGCTGTGACTGGTCTTGAATTCTAACATTCTTTCCTTTTTTATTAATAAGTTCTGGCTTTGGAGGAATCATAGCTTGAACGATTGGATTCTTTTTCATAAAATATTCTTTTTCGTAAGAAGCCCAAGAAATATATAATAGATTTGGATATGTAAATCTTACTTCAAACCCATTTGTTCTTAGTTGAAACACTAGATACACAATACAATCTTGTAAATCCATTGCTGGTAATCCGAGAATAAATGGCGGAACGCTATATACTAAATAATTAGGGTTGCCCGGTAATTGTGATGTAGTATATATACGATGTTGTATTTGTTCTAACAATTGATTGTATGCTTTTAGACGTGACTTATCTCTTTTCTCTCTTTTCTCAAATAAATGTTGAGGCTGCAGCTTTGGGGGCTGTAAATCACTCATCTATATAGGTAGATGAAACCTAATAGAAAGGTAAAACGTAAAACAAAGAAGTATAAAAAGAAAGGAGGTGCTAATAGTATGGAAGTTAGATATCCGAGTTTTACAGTTAATAACAATGAAACAACTGAAAATTCTACTAGAACTAAACCAATTATTGGCTTATACAAAATCCCTTATTCTACATTCATCATGTATGACCCAGATGCTCCTAGTGGAGCTTATTTACACTATCTCATAATCAATATCCCGAGTGGTAATATAAATTCTGGAGATACAATTGTATCATATGCGCCACCAACACCTCCGCCGGGAAGTGGAACACATAGATATATTTTCGAACAATTACAACAATCATCTCCATTTACATTTGCGGAGCCAGAACGTAGTAATTTTAACATAAATAACTTTAAACAACAGAATGGTCTAGCGTTAAAAGCGACAAAACAGTTCCGTGTGTCAGCGTAGATGAAGCCAATTCCTCCATTACGTTTAGTTCTAAGTGGTGGAGGAGCTCGTGGTTTATCCTATGCAGGATGTTTTATTGAATTAGAAAAAAGAGGATTTTTAAAAAAGGTAAATGAAATTATGGGCGTGAGTTGTGGTGCTTTATTTGGATTCGCATATAGTATAGGATATAAAGCAAATGAATTAATCGAATTTGTTGAATTATTTGATTTTAGTTTAATTCAAAATATTGAACCAGATATTGCGTTTGAAGTATTTACTACATATGGCATTGATAATGGTGATAATTTAGAAAAACTCTTAATAAGTATGTTAAAAAATAAAGGGTTTATAGAAAATATAACATATTTACAATTATATAATAAAACAAAATTCATTATCAGATGTTTTGCGTCAAATATGTTTGAATGTAAATATCAAGAATTTTCTTATAAGGAAACACCAGATATTAGAGTGATTGATGGATTACTTGCTTCAATGTCATTACCAGGATATTTTACTCCACGATATATAGATGGTGTTTTATATTCTGATGGAGGATTAGTGAATAATTTTCCTATAGATTTATTATCTGAAAATGAAATACAAAATACTTTAGGATTTACATTTAGTGAAGACCATAATATTGTAGAAGAAATACCGAATATTCTAAAATTCTTTAATCAAATATATACATGTACATATAAATTTAAAAAAGAAAAAATATTATCAATGTATAATGAAAAAATTATTATAGTAAGATGTGGCGAGTATCCTATTTGGAATTTTAACGCACCAAAAGAAGATAGATTAAAATTAATCGAAACTGGAAAAAAAGCAATTGAAGATTTTTTTAATTTAAAACAGTTTTCATTAAAACCATCAAGACGTTATTCTGTTAGTTAAGTGTTAGACCAGTTTTAAGAATACGATTTAATGTCTGTAGTTCTCTTGATGTAGGCGCTCTTTTATTTGCTTCAAGCTGCTGGATTGTATTTTTAGGAAAACTACAACGAGCATCTAGGTCGCCTTGTGATAGATTATTTGCGATTCTAGCCTTAACAATAGTGCTACGAGATTCTTGCGAAAACATTTTTGGTTTCACATGAATATCATCATTTTCTAACTTTCTCATCTTCGAAACTTCAGGATTTGCAGAAACATGTTGTGTCTTAGGAAGACGCTTCTTTACAGTTACTTCAGTCCAATCTTGATGTTCCATTTACTATATAAATGGTGTGTTGATTTTTTAAATGCCTCCACCCAGTTTCTGATTTAAGAATTCTAAGAAAGCAGCAGCTGTGCGACCACCCTTGTATTCTGTAGTTGTTCCATCAACATCAGAGAACTTAATTGTAGGGTAGCCCGTAATGTTAGCTTCCTTGTGCTTCTCGGGCTCCTTGGAAACTTCATAGGCGCTTACTTTGACTTCTTGGCCGGCAACTACAACTTTTCCATTCGGGGCAAGAGTTTCAAATTCGGGAACAACTGTTTTGCAATGAGGACACCAGTCGGCATAGTATAGAACAAACTCCTTTACCGATGGAGCAGTTGTAGGATTTTGGAATCCTTGACGGACAAATGTAGAAATGTTACTGCGGAAATAATATGACACCGCTACAAGAAGACTTAGGACTACAACGCCTAATACAATTAGTTTCCAATTCATACTATAATTGTTAGGGAAAAAACTTACTTTAAACGGGCGTACTAATATATCCAGAATGAAAGTGTTTCGTTATGGAAAATTTTATGAGTATGATGAAATATTTGGAGATAAATCATGGTCAAATGAAATGATGTTTAAGGCTGCATCATTATATGCTACATGTTGTCATTTAGGATATGATACAAATATTTCATATTCGCTTTCTTACATATATGTAACACGCGAATATGTGCCGGAGATTTCGTATGATTCTAAATATGAAGAAATGTTAGATAAAGTTTTAAGGGTCTCTTGGAAATAACATTATACCCCAAAGTGCGAAAAAGAAGAATAAAGTATGAAAGAAAAATCCAAATGGCGTTGGGCAACCAGATTCACTTGCTACTGTAAATATATTTCCTAAAATCTGTTGAGTTACTTTATAGGTTTCAGGATTCGCTATTAAGAAAAAAATAAGAGTTGAATAAAAGGAATATTTTGCTTTTAATCCTATGTTTATTTCGTTCGCCATCTAACTTTCGCAGATTTTTTATAGTTGCGTTTTAACGTTCGTGTATTTTTAATTAGTGTTTCTACTATTTTTCTTTCTTTTATATCTTTCTTTATAACATTATATGTAGATAGTATGAAAAAGAAGTATAATACTTTATTATTGATTGTATATATTTCTTCATTATAATCATAGGATTTTTTAATCAATTTAAGACTATCATCGATACTATATGTATGTTCAAATGATTTTGTGTCTGGTTTAAAATAAGTATATTTATCATGATACTTTATATCTATTAATTTTATTTGTAGCATTTCTTTTGAAGCAACTTCATAAAAGTCGAATGTACATGCTTTCAGAAGATTTTGTATTTGGTCGAGAAGTCCATTATATTCCTTTGATTCCAAACGTACAACATCTAGATCTTCTTTTGACTTACTAATAGAATTACAAATTTCATACATTGAAACACATAATTTAGTCAATTCAATAAAATTTATATGTTCAAATAATATATTAAACTCATAAAAAAATTCTTTCATCTTATCATCTTTAAAGTATTTGTTTAGTTGATATAAGACAAACTCTTCCAACATATGCTTTTCATTTGTTTCACGAACTATGTTTAGTTTTGATGATTTTTCGAAATCTGTTATTAATGACGCAAATGGTAAGGGTTCTTTAGTTAAAAAATCATTTAGACGGTTGTCGGCAACTTTCATGGAATAGTCGAGAAGTTTTGTCGCTCCGCCTTCTTGTGCTGCTTCTACTTCTTGATCTGTTATTTTTAAATCTTTCATAATAATTTGTTTTGCATCCTTGTATTCTGTTTCATTGATATGTTCATTCATAATTTTCTTTATTTGTGCTGGTATAGTGTCATTCATAGAAGTATCTTCTTTATAAGATTTATTAATATCTTCAATTGTTTGGCCTTCATTAATTAATCCAAATAATTTATATGCTTTCACTAAATTATTATTTTCTAATCCTTTTGCGTATGCCTCCCATTCTTCTTGACTTTTTTTCATATTTTCATATGCTTCTTTCCATTCATTTCCGTATTTATCAGAATTAAAAGTTTTACCAGTTGTATTTGTAATTTTACCCACTTGAGATCTTAATGCATTTCTTTCTGATTTTAATGCCTTTGTTTCTGATTCTAGTGCTTTTCCTTTTTCTTCTAAATCTTTATATGCTTCTTCCCATCTTTTACCATATGTATTAGCATTAAATTTTTCACCAGTTGTATTTGTAATTTTACCCACTTCAGATTTTAAGTCATTTCTTTCTCTTATTAAAGTTTTTTCTTTTTCTTCTAGTTCTTTTGCGTAGGTTTCCCATTGTTTCTGACTTTTTGTCATATCTTCATACGCTTCTTTCCATTGATTACCATATTTATCAGCATTAAATGTTACACCACTTGTATCTGTAATTTTTCCAACTTCAGATTTTAATGCATTTCTTTCTAATTTTATCGCGTTTCTTTCTGACGACAATGCTTTTTCTTTTTCTTCTAATTCTTTTGCGTAGGTTTCCCATTTTTTTTGACTTTCCGTCATATTTTCATACGCTTCTTTCCATTGATTACCATATTCAACAGCACTAATAGGGTTGCCGCTTAGATCAGTAAAAACTTTACTATTTGCATTTTTATTTTTTACTCCTTTGTCTTCTAATTCTGAAATTCTTTTCTCATATTTTGCTTCAGTATCTCTTATAGCACCCATTGCAATTTCATTCGAAAGTTTTTCTCGTCTTTCATGTGTTTCTTGTAAAGCTCTTATTTCATCACTTAATTTACCATATGCTACAGCACATTCTGAACCATCATTTTTATGTGCTTTTAATTCAGATTCCATTTGGCTAATTAATGCTTGATGTTTTTCCTCTAATGAACGTTTTGCGTTTGTTATTGCTCCTTCAGATAATTTATTTGAAAATTCATCTTGTCTTTCATGCTCTGCTTTTAATGTAGCAATTTTGGTTTGTAATTCTTCATATGCTTTGACCCAGCCTTGGCCGTCAGCAAGAACTTTTTCATAATTGGCTTTGAGTTGTTGATTTTCAGTTATTAATGTTTCAAGTTGAGGCTGGACGACTCCTAGAAGTTTTTTAGTTTTAGTTAGTTCTTTATCTAATTCTAGAATTGTGTCAGGGTCTAACCCTTCACCTTTCGCTTCAGCCTCTTTTAATTTATCACGCAGTTCATTTAATTCTCTAGTTGTTGCTTCTATACTTGCTAATTCTCCTTGAGTTGTAGTAATCTTTGCTTTTTCTCTAGTTTTCAATACTTTATATTCTTCAAATATTTTATTTACTAATTTTAGCAATGCTTCTTTAGATTCTTCTGTTTTATCACCACCAGTCTGTGAAGCAAATCCCTGAGTTTCTGGTGTTACATCATCTTTAATAGTTGTAAATTCACTATCTAGTTTTTTTATTAAATCCATTAAACTTGAATAATCAACTTCTTCATTAGTATCTTCTAAAGATTTGGTTCTATTTTCTAATAAATCAATTAAACTAGATATTATTGGCGGAACATGCTTTACAGTACTTCTAAATTTTTCAAAATCTTCTCGTGTTACACCAGGCCCGCCAACAGTAATATTTTCTTTTCCTTGATTTAAAAGATATATTTTTGCGAATTGTCTTAGTAAGTTTTTAATATGGTTTGCATCATGTTTTTTTGTTCTAATTTTAATAAGTTGTTCATGCATATCTCCTTCATTGCTATAATAATCACTATTATCCATATATTCTCGAAATAGATGATAAGGAAATTTTGCTTTATCTTCTTCAAAATGTTCAATTAGCATTTTAATTTCTTCTAAATGACCGATACTCTCACGAAGCATCATTGAATTTCCTTCTTGTTTTCTTTCTCTAATAATTTTTCTACGTAAATTGTTGAAATAATTATATAATCCTTTTAATAATAATATTTTATCATTATCTTTTGAAGGTATTTTTGGTAGCCCATGGCTTCTTGTAATTGGATATTTATTCTGAAACACTTTTTTTAGTAAAGCCACTAAATGTTCCTCAGCAAAACCATCAACTGGGCCAAAATTTTCAATAATTTCTTTATTATCAAATGAATGTTTTCCGATAAAAACAACTTCTAGTTCAGAAAATAAATCTATATTATCATCTTTATTATCTTCTGTTGCTTTTTCTGATTTTGGTTCTACTGATAGAATATGTCTAGTATTTTCAGGCTCACCACTCATTTATACCTAACTATAAAAACTATTTAAAATCAAAACACATTACATATATAGTAAGATGAGTGCTTCCAAGATTTGTAATCCATGGAACAATCGTAATCGTTTATTGAATCACAAAGACGTACATAATATTTTGAGTCGTTATGGTATAAAGAAATCTTATAAAAATATTTCTTTGTTCCAACAAGCGTGCGTTCACACAAGTTATAAAGATAAATCAGATGAATGGGCAAAACAGTCGGAACCAATGATTTTGCTAGAAAAGCCAGCAAATTGTTTACCT